AGGACGGCCGCAATCTGACCGCTTTCGTCAAGAAGGAAGACTGGGACAAGTTCAAAAAGTGATCTGATCCCATCAGCCTCTTATGAGTTGTTCGACGCTCTGGATTCGTCCAGGGCGTCTTTTTTTACGGCTCCTGCCGCCTGCAGGTATCCCTGAACACGAGCTCAATCACGCTCGTGAACTGATGACGTTCCCTGAGGTCGTCGGCGGAATAGATCGGGTTGAATCCGACCGCCACGCACTTCGCGCCACAGAACTCTTTGTTCAGGAAGCCCATTCCGAGCTTCTCGACGGTCGCCAGGAGCTCGTCCAGCTCCTCGTCCTTCGCCCGTTTCATGAAGCCGATCTGGAGCTTGACCGTGCGTTCCTTGAGGGCTCTCGTGATGTTCTTGTAGGTCAACTCGACGGGGACGACAACGACCTTCAGTTCTTCGATTTCCCGCAGAGTGAATTCGGGAGCGAGCGCGGGCTTCGCATGCCAGTCGTCAAGGCTGGCGGCAACCGCCTCGCTCAAAACCAGACAGTCCATATTGTCGATCATCTCCGCATCAGCTCCATGAAGATGTTCCCCATTGCCGCGATCAGGGCGATGACAGCGGCGGCGAGCGTGGAAAGCATCGTTTTCTGAAGTTCAGCTGCGGGCTTGCAGGGCGGATAGTGGTGCTGTCCGTTCCCGAAATGCATGTTCAGCATTCCGCGGAGTTCCGCGATATCCAGTCTCGCCTGGTTCACTTCGTGCCAGAGATCGCGGGTGTCCGGCACATTGTCTTTGTTTTCGTTCATATCTTTCCGATCTCCTTGGTGTGAATTCGTCTTACCTGGTGTATCGTCCCGCTCCAACGCCAGACGGGCTCGTCCGATGGCGCCAGTACCTCGTACTCGACGCCGTCGTAGAAAATCTTGTCGCCGGACTGCGGATCTTTCGGCAGAACCTCGACCGGAATCAGGAAGTCACGGGAATAGACGTGAATGGTGGTTCCGTATGAGTTTTCGACCTTGAAGAGCGTCCGGCCGAGCGTGGCGTGAACACGGAGCCGCTCCCCGTCCCTGCGAAGATACTCCACAGGGACGGAGAGCCAGGCGTTCCGTTGGGACGTCAACCAGAGTTGGCCTTCTTCCAGCAGTCCCATTGTGCTTAGCTGGCCGCGATGATACCCGCGGAACGAAGGGCTTCAAGAATGGCGTTGATCTTTTCCTTCAGCACGGCCATAGATTCGGAACAGCCCGAATCGCTGGTGAGCGTGCCGAGGTCTTCGATGGCCGCGCTGGCAGACCCGGAGCCTGCGGCTGCGCCGGCAGAAGCGGAGGCATTGAGCAGGTAATAGACGAATTCCGCGCTCGCCTGGGCATTGTAGACGGCAGTGCCGAGGTAGATGTCGGTCTTCTGCTTCGTGGCGACTTCGTTCGTCTCATCCCAGTAGACGGGATCGCCGACGTCGATGGCTTCGTCAGCCTTCGGGGATTCGAAGACGCCGGACACGGCGAGTGCGCCGAGGTCGCCGGCTCGGATATCAAGTCGGGTGATGCCGACAAAACCGTTGAACGGGAAGATGGTTCCGGCCTTGACATTATCGGCAGGGCGGAAGTCGATGTTCTCGCCTTTCTGAACATAACGTGCAGTCATGATAATTCTCCTGTTTGAGTTCAAGTTGAGGTTCGGAGGCGGGTTTTAGCCCGCCTCCTGGGAAGATCAGCCGTTGGCGGCGCCGACGGACTTGACCATGCCGCGGTGATCCTGCTCCCTGACACCGACGTCGAAATAGACGCGGAACCAGAGCCCCAGCGTGTTGAAGTCGGTTTCGCCGCGTTCGACGGTCGGGGTGCGCTTGCCGCGAAGATACCCGATCTCGAACGTATCGGTCTGGTGCGGATTCCCGAACAGATACCACGCGGTGGCGGAGGCTCCTTCGTAGGCGCTGTTGGCGAGATACGGGGAACTGATGACCTGCAGGTTTTCGTCCACGAGGCTGTTGAGCGCGGGACGGATGGTGTTGTCGCTGCCCGCCATGATGAAGGTCGCGCCGCGAGTGAGCTCGATTGCGTGATGCTTGAGGGCGGACGGAACGAGCAGGAAACGGGGTTCGACGCTGATCGGCTGACCATCCGCGTCCACCTGGTCGAGGAAGAGCTGGATGGCCTTCTTCAGACTGTCGGAGGACAGTGCGCTGGTCGCACCGGAGAGCAGGTTCTTGTGAGCGGTGCTGAACAGAGCCTTGCCGTCAAGCTGGACGGGGTTCTTCAGCAGACGGGAGAAGAAGAGCTGGTCGATCAGACGAGCGGCCCTATTGCCCATCGCCACCGGGACCTTCATGAAGGCTCCGAGGTCATCATTGATGATCATCTTGCGGGTCAACACAAACTTTTTGCCATAGGTGTCGAGTTGGTTTTTCGCGGATTCTTCCACGACGCCGCCGTCTTTGATCTCGCCGTCAGCGCCGACCGGAAGCAGGTCGCCGACGTCGGTCAGACGGAATCTGTCGTTCTCCTTGAAGTCCGTGAGGTCGCCCGTGCTGCACAGTTTGGTGGCGATGATCGGCTGGGCTTCGTAGCTCTGCAGGAGCTTTTTGTTCGCGACGTTGCTCAGGATGCCCGGCAGGGACACGCTGGAGAACGCGGCACGGATGGTCTCGTTGTCGAAGCTGTTTCCGTAGGAGATGCCGTCCATCTTCATGCACTCGATCAGGAGCTGCTTGAGGGGCATATCCATTTCCTTCATGCCTGCTTCGACCGTCTGGGCTCCGTAGCTCTTTTCGAGCTCGTCGGCGGAGACGCCGCAACGGAGGCACATCGCGGCCTCGATGGTCTTACGGAGGCCGTCGCCTTCCGGTTCGGTCTTCACGGAGATGTGGACGTCGGCGGCGGGACGTTCGGCGCGGATGGTCTCCAGCACCTTCTTCGTCACGACTTCGGGCGTCCAGCCGGCGGAGATGGCGTCCTTCTCGATTTCGGGGAACTCGCCATCGCAAATGGCGCGGATTGCCGCGACACGTTCACGCTCTGCCTTGACTGCGGCAGCGGCGGCATCGCGGGCAGCGGCGGCCACGTCGACGGGCTTCACTTCCGGCTTCGCCTCGGCCTTGATTTCCGGCTTGGCTTCCGCCTGGATTTCGGGTTTGGCCTCGGCCTTGATTTCCGGCTTCGCTTCGGGCTTCGCTTCCGGCTTCGCTTCGGGCTTGACCTCAGGCTGGACGTCAGCCTTGGCTTCAACATCTTTGTTCTCGTTCATAGTTTGGACTCCTTCCTCTTCGGGGTTAGGGTTGATAAGATCGAATTTTGCGGTGACTTTCATGCTCGTGTGCGCGTCGGCGCCAACAGCCACCACGCTCACTTCGCGGAGAGCGGACTTGCGGACATGGTAGAATGGCCCCTCCATTTCCTGGCCGTTCACCTCGCGTTTGCTTCGGACGAGCTCGCATTCCTTCACGTCGGCTCCAATGGAAAGCTGCCAGTCTGCTCCGGCTTTGCTCTGCGCCACGATGTCCGTGGCTTCCGGGCTGTCCGAAATGATCTCGCCCGTGATTTCGAGCTGGTTGTTCTTCACATGCGCCGATACCATGCCGACGCGGGCGCTCGTCCGGTTTTCATGGTTCGCGAGCAGAGGCACGGATTCCGGCAGCTCCATTCCGCTCAGATCGACGACCACCGGGTTCTTCCAGCCCGGCAGGGGCATCTTTCCCCCGGAATACGCGATCCCGACGATTTTCGGGCGGCCTTCGCCCGACGCTTCAATCAGTGTGAATTCACTCATGTTTCCTCGATGGTTTGTGTTTCTTCCTCGCCGGTCTCTTCCGGTTCTGAGGTGTTGTTTTGTTCTTTCACGGTTTCTCCGGGGATCGGAATCCCCAGAGATTTCATCAGCTTGATCTCCTTCGCCCTCTGCCTCAGTACGCTCAGGTAGTCCCTGCCGTCCTTGGCGCACTCGGCCGCCAAGGTCGTGGTGAGGTTGTTCAGGCGGCGTTCCTGCGCGGTCGCTTCCTTGTTCGGATCGACGTGCGGGAAGCCGTCCCAGAACCAGGTGTGGCTTTCCTCAATCGGAACAAGATTCTCGGTCAGGAGATATTCCCGGAACCACGCCTCAAAGATTCTGTTCAAGACCTCGGTTTCCCAGAAGGACCTGTCGACCAGAATTGACTTGTGGTAGATCTGGTTGTCGAGGCGACCTGAGGCGTAGTTGTGTCCGCTGTAGTCGCCCGCGAGAGTTCCGT